TTCTTCTATCTTGTTAGGATGTTCAGCAAACCATAGCCATAACTCTTGTTCAATGTCTTCACGTTCAACCATCTGGTACTTACGTTTAAACTCTGAACCAATCTGCTTGACCATAGCATGGTACATCTCATAAACAATTCCATTAGAACTCATATGTCTTACCCTCGACTACAAAAGATCGTCCATTGATAGGTACTACAACAGGGGTTACGTTACCTCTACGTATGTAAAGAATAGTAAACGCTTGTTGCCAGTTAGCACTACCAGTATTTAGATAAGACGCTTGGCTAAGATCCATAAGGTGTCCGACTTCAACTCCGTAGAGACGACTTTGAATTTTGCCGTTGTAACCTTGGTGCTCATGTTGAATTCCCGCTCTATGTGTATGCCCACAGACAACCGAAGACCCAATTTTGCGAGCAAGAGCCAGAGCTGTCCCACCAGCTTGCCTTGAGATGTTGCCTTCATCTCCATGTGCCAGTACCCATCCTGGCGCAAACTCCCATAGTTTATCGTGATAGGTAATTTCGTTCTCGCTGTAATGTAGAAGCTTGGAGTATTCCAATTGCCGCAAACTTGCCAAGGCTGGTGCATATCTTTTGACATAGTTCTCAACTCGGTCTCCATGGTTACTCCTCATAGTATGGAAAGGCTTATCGCCTAGTTTGTTTTTAAACTCTTTCATAATGGCAGCAGTACGATCTAAACCTGCTTGTAGTGTACCTTCAAACTCACCGACTAAACCTTTGTTCCATCGTGATGGTTCAGGACTATCTGCTTCATCACCAACACAGTAAAGTTCATCTGGTTGGTAGTCACCCACAAAGTTTTGTACTGCACGTACAGCACGGGGATCATGGTAAGGAACTTGCATATCTGGAATCACTATAACTGTTTTCATATTTACCTACTTAGTAGAGTCCCACTTGCCATCAATTACCAGTAAGGCAATGAGTGCATAGTTAAGGATATCAATGAATGTATCTTGTACACTTTCGTTTTGTGGTTCTTTATTGTTTGACAATAGATTGTTTAGTCTTGCTACCTTGTCATGTAGCCTAACACTTAGTCCGTTCAATGGTCCACCTGGTGCATCAGAGATGTTGCTTGGTCCATAGTCGTCATGCTTTTGCACTAGTAACTCAATAGCTTTGCGAGCTATGATGGCAGCTTCAAACTCTAACGGTGGTTTTATTTTAGCGTTGGTCTTTTTAATGTTAGAGTAAGTCCGTTCGCATATTTCACATCCACAACTTTTAAACCCATGTTGATTAGGGCTTGGAAGATGTGGTTTATTTCTTGTTCGCTGAAGTCCTGCATTGTAATCCTTTAATCTTGTTTCATACTTTTCTAATTCTTCTTTATCTTGTTTTTCTTTTGTTGAAAGTTCTTTAGTTTTCATGCTGCAATCTTTTCTGTGAAGTAACCAGATCCATTACGTAAGAACATTGAGTTAACATCCTCACCTTCAGGCATCTGCATAATGATAACACTATTAAACTCTTTACTTAGACTCTTTGCAAAATCAGAGCCAGGCTGATCACCGTCAGCAAAAACATAGATAGTTTCAAAGTCTGCCAGTAAACGTCCGTAGTGCCGTTTCCAAGCATTAGCTCCAGGAACACCCACAGCAGGAATACCGCAAGAATAACTGAGAGTGATAGCATCTATTTCTCCTTCACATACCGCTATAAAATTGCCTGCCGTGTGCAGTGCATTTACATTGTATAGTCTAGTAGAAGTTCCTGGCATACCCATGTACTTAGGTTCTTCTAATCCCATTGATCTAAATCTTACATCCACTACACCTGTTGGTGTTATGTATGGAATAGCAAGTCTATTTACAAATGCTTCTTGTCCTGCTAGTGGATCAACGACGACTCCTAATCGAATCTCTTGAGCTGTCTTTAGACTTATTCCTCGCTTGGCTAGATACTCTTCTGCCAATGGAAGGTACTCCTCGTAATGACTTGTAGCTTTCTCCAGTAATACCTTCTGCGATCTTGATAGCTTCACCGTACTTAACTCCTTCGTGTATTTTGATTACATTAAATGCATTTCCTTTTACTCCACAGCCATGACATACAAAGATGTTATCTGTAACTGATACGCCTGCTGATGCATGGCTATCGTCATGGAATGGACACTTAATCTTTTGCCAACTGCCATAGTCTCTACGTAATCTACCACCGTAGTGCTCTATGATTGCAGCAATAGGTGGTACGTCCATTTAAATCATTACCTTTATTACTGTTTCATCAATCCATTGCTGATCTAATATGTCATAACAATCGTAACAATAAATTATAAACTGTTCTTCTGCATCATCTTTAGTTAATTTAACATCATGATCTTCGTGATCAAGTAGTTGTTGATTCTTTAAAAATAACATTAGTAACCTGCGTCTTCTATTAGTTTAAACCATACATGCACTGGCATAGTGGCGTACCATAACCCAACATCTTGAGTTCCTTTTTTCTTATGTATCACTACACCTGTATCAGCTTTGTCATTAACCATTTCAACTTCTAGTTCTTTTAACCATGCTGATAGTTCCATCTTGGCACAGTTTTTTACTTCGAGTACAACTCCAGGCACACCTGCAATATCACCTCGATCATTGACTCCGTTAAGAGATCGTCGTTCGACATGCTTGCGTCCTTTACTTACTAACCAGTTAACTACTGCTGTTTCAGCAGCCGTACCTTTTTGTTTACTTTTGCTCATGGCATTCACAATCACATTTCAATGTATAGTCGCTTACGTTATTAGTAAATTCTTTTGGGCACTTGCTGTGTTGCTGTTCTATTTCGTGTCCAGTACACCATCCAAATTTACTCATCGTCATCATCGTATTCTACTGGATTATTGGTATCCCAATTGATGCGTTCCATACTTTCACCACCTACATAGTTTAGTTTGTTGTATATTTCCATTAAGTTTTCTACTGCAACATTTAGTTCAGCATATGCTGCTAATAAACCTAATGATTCTTCTGGTCTCATCTTGCTTCCTCTAAGTCTGCTATGAACATGTACTCTGGATTAAATTGTAACCATACTGGTGACTTACCAGACTGGTCTGCTTTACCGTATCTATTCTTAACTGCAGCTACACCTAGCAATCCGTTGCTCTGTCCAACGGTAAGAATTAGTGCAGGTAACTGTGCTACCTTGCCTTGCAAGGATGATCTTGGTTGGCATGGGTCTCCGACATAACCTTCTTGTGTGTGATGTAACACTAGGATAGCGGCGTTGGTATCTCTTGCTAAGTACTTAAGTTCTTTAAGTGCACTACGCATGTTACTGAATTCTTCTCCGCCATCCATACTAATATCCATTAGGTTGTCAATAACAATTAAGGCAGGTGCTTCTCCAAGTAACTCCTCAATCGCGGTAACCTCATCGTCGATATCACTAAGACTAGGGGCACTATCAAAGCTCCAATAAATATGGCTGGCAAGAGCAAGATTATTCCTAGAGTTGACTGGGTCTTCCGATATGATTTTTTCTGCTTCACTCTGACTTACTCCTGTAATCATTGAATACAAACGCATAGCCATAGTGTGAGCATTAGTATCTGCTGATAGGTATAGCGTTGGTGCTTGCATACGTAGTGCTAGGGCTAGTGCAAGTGTTGACTTACCTGCACCTGGTGTGCCTGCAATCATACTTACTTCTGCTCTTCGCAATACGATTTGGTTATTGTCAAACGTCCTGAATACTGTAGGCATTGGCTCACCACCAATGTCAGGACGACCTACTGCTCTGCTTAATGTTTTCATTTATCTCCCAATAAATAATTGACTGGGTAGGTAGCCTTCCCCACTACACTACCCAGTCAAACCTATGCGACTAGAACGTAGCGTAGTCTGGGTCGTTGGTTTTCAGATAGATAGCTTTACACTGATCTGGTGTACCCTTAGCTGTTGGACACATGTAAGCCTTGTAAGGTCCGTATGGTCCTACACCTTCACGCTTAGTCATTACACCATGAATACAAGTCCTGCTGGCTGAGCCTGCTGTAACCCCTGCTACTGATGGTGGTGCTACTGGTGCGAAGGTTGCTGTTGGTGCTGCTGCTGGGATTGGTGTTTCGCTAATTACTGTACCACCTAGCGCATCAACCACTGTATTGATTCTTGCGTTACTTGATTGACTGGGTTGCGTTCCAAGAAACAACTCTTCCATTGCAGCGATGCTGTTATTAACTCCGTTACCAATAAGAGCATTGATGTTATTCTCAAACTCAGTAGCATCAGTACCGCGTACGGTAATGATAGTACCTACTTTAGTCTTTACATTTACTACGTAATTACTTTCCACTTTGTTCTATCCTTTTCTTTTGTACTTGCATTGATCTTTTACATTACACATTATACAGTGATTGAGATTAGGTATGAACAGCTCTGCCTTACGAGCTTGATCAAACTTGCTTACGATCTCAATGATATCATCTTTACTAAAATAATCTAGGTTGATTAGTTCACTTGTTTGTCCTGACCTAGCCATCCAGTATGCACCATACTGTGGACGGATGCCTAACATCTCTTCCATACCTGCAGCATAGAATGCTAACTGTAAGTCTGACGATGGGGTACGTACACCTGTCTTAATATCTAATACAATTAGTTCACCATCAGGGTTAATCATAACTCTGTCAATGTGCATCTGTACTGGTATGTCATTCCAGATAGGTGTAAGTGATAGTTCAATTGCTGGTACTCCAGGTTGTACTTCCCACATAGTTAGTGGATGCGTACCATTACGCCATGTAATCCATGAGTCAACCATCTCTGAACCATTTACGTTCCACCAATCACCATCTTCTTTGTTGGGATTAGCTTTGGTTGCACGACCAGATGCTTTCCATTGTGCCTGATCAACACCTGTTTTTGTTAGTTGTTCTGCTTGTTGTGCAGCCCATGCTGCTTCCCAATACTTATTCATTACTTACCTTCTGTTTCAAATAGTTCTTTATCATACATCTCGGTCGCTGTGTGTACTGCACTACCACCTGCTAGGTACCAGGTTGGTTGTTCAATTAACTTTTCCACTCGTGTAAGATAATACTTCCAACCGCAGTCAAGGTATGTTGTTAGTGCTGAATAAGATACATGTGCTGGTAGTTCGTATCCGTTTATTTTAATCATAGTATTTTTTATTCCTATCATAGAAATCTTCTTTAGCTCTACTAAGCATCATGTCTTCAATGTGTGCTTCGATACGATCATAGCATGACTCGCAGACATCTTCGTCTTCCTGCTTGTATAGTTCTTCTATGTCCATGTTACAGCATTCCATTACTTGTTCATTCCTCTCAAGAACCCTGAAGTCCAGGGCTGCTCAATCTTGATGTTGTATTTCTTTCTCCATTGACGGCGTTCATAGACTGACATGCCACCCCAGAACCCCCACTCTTCGTGCTTGATACCCCAGTCTCTACACTTTTCTAGGACATCACAGTTTGCACAGACTTTCCTCAGCTGTGGATAAACATTAGTCTTTGCCCATGCATTATCATCATTGTCTTCTCCTACTGGATAGAAGAAGTTAGTATCCATACCATCACATGCTGGTGTTTCATTCTCATTAATCTGGAACATCTAACTCATCTCCTGCATATGGGAAGACATCTCCTGTGTATGGATCATACTTACATGTAACTAAACTCTTGAACCACATAGCTTCACCTTCCATTACAACTGTATTAATCTTTTGTAAATACTCTAATGTATCTAGAGTCATTAACACATCAGCTCTGAATCCAGTGATAGCAAAGTGATCTTCTGGTAGTGGTTCTTCTGTTCTGTAACCTATGATTTCAATTACATTATCATCGTCTACCATGATGCTTGGTACTCAATGTGATAGTTCCAGTAATTTTCTGGTGTAATTTCATCAAGCAATTCTGTTAATTGCTCATGTGTTTCTTCAATGTCTCGCCAGTAATACTCATCAATTTCATATGCACCAAAGAAAAATCCTGGTGTTGGTGGTAGTAATTCTTGAGCTAACTCTGTTGATCTTGTATCAATTAGTTGACTACAAATACTATGTAGTTCAACTAATCTATCTCTACTTACTGGTATACGTTGGCATTCATCTACTCCATCACCACAAGTTTCTACAAACCATCCGTGAATTTGATTAGCTTTACGCCAGTAAATAGCAGTCCATTCAACTGAAACAGATGATGCTACATTATCTTTTACTTTGATACCTGAAGCTTCGATAACATTACTGTATCTAGAATCTTCTGTACGAACTAGATCCATTCCAACTCGTTGGTAATCGTATTGTTCAATACGTTCACTTACATTTAGGTACATATCAAGACCCATTGCTTACTCCTAATAGTTGTAGGGCACGTGACTTCACGGCTATGTCTGTGCCGAGAATCATCTTGCTTGCTTGCTTGGTGTAACTCTTACTGAAGTGATCGGTTGCTTCCACGATAGCTTGGAATGCACCGAACTTAGTGTTCTTAATGTTGTGCTGCGTGTCTGTCTCACCAATCCACACGTTCAATGCACTGGCTCTGTTACGTTCTACTCTTGTCTTAGATGTACGTTCACCTGCACTGAGCATCTCATATGGTGAGAACTCAATCTTGCTAGGCAGTGGGTACACTCGCTTAACAAAGTTCTTGAACTCTTCGTTACTGAATTCAATTGAACGTAGGTATGACGATACTGTTGCATACTTCTGGATATCTTCATTCATAATCTTGAATGCTTTTCTGATATCATTTACATTTATACTACTGTTAGGGCTATGCTTAACACGGTAGTAAATACCCTTAGCTTTACCACTCATCATGGCAGCATTGATCTGATTAGTACATCCAATACGGTTGACAACTGGTGTCATTTGAAATGGCATACTACCATCATGTGATGTACGTGCAATTACATACGCATTATGTGGATCATCACCAACTGTTACGTTAGCTGGTAGTTCAATGGTTGCCCATACTACGTTGCCACCCTTGAGTTCACCTGCTGCACCATAACGTGCATCACTGTTGTTAACGATGTCGTCAAGGCATGAGAAGATCTCATCATTCTGTAGTACTTTGTACCGTGAACCTACTACTGCTAGTGGTTTAGGGTCAGTGTCAGTCCATCCTGTATTGGTCCACTTAACTGTTGCATATCTATCTGGTACTTCAATTGGATCAGTCTCATTAATAAATACATTTTCTAATGTAACCTTCCAGTCAAGTCCAGCTTTAACCATTAAATCATGTGCTGAATTAACTTCGTACTCACTATGAGTACCAATGATTGTGTATGGATTTTGTCTAGTCATTCTGTTCCTCTATCATCTCTGCAAATGCAGCATCTATATCTACTGCGTTTACTTCTTGTATAATTAATTCATCTATTGCTTCTTCAGCGTAATCAAATGCACTTGCTAGTAGCAGTATTGCTAACTGCTTGGCATCTTCCATCGCTCTTGTTCTATCATTGCGCTCTAGTCGTTTATAGATTTGGTATAACGCTTGAAGAAAATCAAGTGCTACCTTATCTGTTACGGCTATACCTACAATCTCTGGGTATCCTTCTCTTTCATACCAATCGAACGGGTCGTTAAACCACGGCTCGTCCTTTATGCTCATGCTAGTTCTACCTCTGTGCTATCTATAGTTATCTCTTCTGTATCCCAATCGTGTTCTTTTACCATGTCAGCTAATTCACTCTCGTCATAGCTACCATTGGTATCATCTTCAGCATCATCTTCACTAACTGCAGTTGTCTTTACTGTTACTCTTGCTGTTTGTGTACGTGTAATTGAATATGTAACTTCATATTCTCTACGTGATAGTGGGATCTCAAAGAACTTAAGAGTTGCATTTACACGCTCAGCCCAGTCATCATACTGATCACACCATTCACGTTCTATTGCTTCTTCATGTATGGCATTAGTAATTTTGTAGCCATCTTCCATGACTTCATTGATCTTTAGATTAACTTCATGTTGTGTGTAGTACACAGTACCACTGCTTGTCTTAATCATTTTGCCTGCCTTAATTTAAGAGCTTGCTTTTTTTCTCGCTTTATTTCTTTAGGACCTTTTGTTATTACCTGTATTCTTTTACCCATTAAGGTGACCTACTGGATCTGTTGTGTGATGGAATGTAACTGCTTGTAATGATGAGTAGAAGATACGTGGTGGGATGTTGTGGTCACGTGCCATTTTTAGTAGCGACAATAGACTAGCGGTGCAGCCTAGTGTTTCTGCTTCATGTAGCAAATCATCTACTAACTTAAGTTCGTATTCAACATCACGGTCTTCATCAAAGTCTTCTAACATACCTGCATGGCATAGCATGAAGGCAGCTAAGATCATTGATGAGTAACCAATTGCTTCTGCTTCCATCAACTCATCGTCAACCATAGCCTGGCTAATAGTTGTAAATGATTTCATAATGTCTACTCGAATGTTGAATGGTGCATCACTAAAGTATTTCAACACACCATCACGGATCTTGATGTTAGTAGTAGCTACATGGATTAACTCAAGCTCTTCGGTACTTAACTTATTGTAGTCAGCGTTCTCATCTAGTAAGAATGCCATTAGTTTGTATACACTTTGAACAATTGCTAGGTGTTCTTCTGTAATTGCACCTAGATCTATCTCTTTTGTTGTACTCACTTGCTATTCCTCTCGGTTATTATTTCTATTTCTCCGCATTTAATGCAGACAAATTCAGGACAATCTGTTTTGTACCTGCTACATACAATCCATTTGTATGTGTTGTCTTCTCCACAGCTATCACACTCTGGACTATAGATATGAATGCACTTAGTAAGCGCATAGTTTTCTACCGACTTAGTAATCACGTTGTTATCTACCATCTCGGAAAGAGAGAGAGGACCAGGGCGAATGCCCCAGTCCTCTCTCGGTTCAACTAGACTTCTGCTAGTTCTACGGACTTGATAAGGATGCGTGTCAAAGGTGCACGACGGTCATTCAACTCAACACCTGGGCGAGTATCGAACTTGGTGTCTAATTCACCTACGATATTCACTACTGGTGTGAAGCCGTTGCCGTCTTGCATTTCACGTAGTCCTCGTAGTGTGCTTGCAATACTTGAATCGAAACACGCTACTGGGATAGTGAACTTGGCTCGTTCGCTTCCAACTTTCTGGGTCAACTGACCTACAATCATCAAGCCGTACTGGTCGAACTCCTTGATGTTCTTTAACTTACCTGTCACTGTTAGTTCGTTGTTCATTCCTTGCTCCTTTGTATCTGTTGAGTGGCTTGCGCCCCCCGCGAAGCAGGGGCGCAAGCCTTTTGTTATTTGGAAACTAAAACTCTGTCGCAGTTCTGACAAAGTTCTAGTCGTGATGGTGTGTAGAGATTGCACTCACTGCACACTGTGTTGAGACGAGTGAAGTATTGCTGGTCACTCTCTATGTAGCGCAGACCAGGCAACCCCATAAAGAAGTTCTCTGTTGGTCTGTCTGCCATTGAGTTCCAATCTTGCTTGAACTCATAGCGTTCCTCGTCTTGTTCCTCTAGTACTGGAACGTGACGGCAGGTAGGGTCGAAGCAGTCCGCTTCCTTGAGTCCACACATAGCCTTTGTGCCAGAGATAACGTAAATCTTGCGACCTGTGTGTTGGACTGGAGATACCCAGTCGTGTCCTGATACAGGCTCTGTCTCTAGTGAGATGCTACCTGCTCTGGTTTCTGAACGGTCACCAAAGACATAGTCACTGGTGTCGTGACCGTACTTGGTTTGTACGTCCACCCAGTCCTCGTCCTCTGTGTCTAAGTCATCGTCATTTACTAGCGACTTGACTGCAACGACACGGTCAAAGAGACCTGCTTGCTTGAGTACGTCGAGAATACTGGACAGTTTCTCGTCGTCCCCGTAGGTACTTAAGTCAGTCATTATTTACTCCTGTTCTGTGACTGATTGGATTCACCTAGAACCCATAGCAACGACCACACCACGCGAAGTCGGGGTGGTCGTCACTAAAGAACCTAGAATGGTACACAGGTACACTTAGGGTAGATTTCTACTGGCTTTGCTTCTGTGCAGTAGTCGCAGTATCCGTAGTCTGAGTTGTACGTCAGACTCCCGAATGGTGGGTTCTGCTTGTCGTATTGGGATTGCATTTCCCAAGACACTTCAAGTATCTGGCGTACGTAGGATTCACACTCTCGGTTGAGGTTGTAAATCCTGAAGCCCATCACCACGATTGTGATGATGAGTAGCAGGTCGAAGCCATTGATTGTGTTAAGCATTGCTATCCTCCTTTAGGGTTGGGCACGGGTATTCAACGTACGGTGGGTCATTCACTAGTGCTTCCATCTGGTTTTCCCATCGAAGGTCTGCCATCAGGTCTTCAGTGCATTCCTTACAGGCATAGTTATCGTAAGGACCTTGGATTTCTGTATGCATTACTGTGCTCCTTTCTAGAGCGGTTGGTGGTTGGAAGAGGAGGTCTAGGCGTTGTTGCTTCGACCTCCCAAGCGTAATCAAGACTCTCTTGACCCTTCCCTCGCTTGTTATAGGTAGGCTGGTAGGTTGCACTCGCAGGCGAGATTGTCGCACTCGCAGTAACCAAGGTTGTATGCGGACATCGGGTCGTTTTGCTTGGCGGTTGTGTCGAACCAGTGGACTTCTTGGCAGTACCCACACTCGTCTGAGCAGGGCTCCATCAATCGGTATTCGACTGAGCACATACCGACACGAGTAGGGTCTAACTTCCAAGCCTTGCGAGCAGACTCAAGAGCATCATCGTAAGTGAGGTAGGAACGAGTTGACCAACCTAGGTTTTCTGACTTGATAAAGTAGAACATCGATAACTCCTTTCAAGAGCATAAGATAACTTCAAATGGTCCAGCATCGCGTTTATCCTGGAGCAACGTCTCTTTGTTGCGGAAGGCAGAAGAGCAGAAGTCTTGACTAGACAGTCAGTAGTCCAAACAGTCTAGGTCTTTGGTCTTTAAACTAAACCGTAGGTTAAAGTTACATACTACCCGTCTCCAACTACCCCTCTAGGGGGTCGTCTAACGAGCCCGAAGGGCGAGAAGCAGACTTGTTCTGCCGAGTCCCGAAGGGACGAGACTAGCACTGTGGTTGACCCCCAGTGTTTAACCGTGAACTGAAGTAATACTGTAGAGTCAGTTATAATTTATAGTTAGTTGTTTGCCCATAGTATTATCTATTTGTTTTGTTTATAACAATCTATGTGATTTAGGTAACAATTTGATAACAGAGCGTTACAAGTCTTCTGTAACAGGGTTAGTATTAGTAGAGGTTATAATATTAGCAAGCTTGCCTTATGGCTTGCCTGTTGTAACTGCAACCCCCTTTGGAGGGGTTGCTTACTATTATTACTAATAGTATTACTATTACTAGGATAATTAGGTTTATTATGGCTGCTAAAGCTGGAGATCAACACCACACCAGACTTCGGCAAATTGAAGATCAGAGAAAGTTTATTTCTTTTCTTAAGCAGGGCATTGATATGGATTCTGCCCTTGCTGCTGTGGGGAAGAAGCGAACCAGCCTTAGATCTTGGCTCCTAGATGGGGAATTCGCGGCACAGGTCGAGGAAGCCTCTAACTTTGGATCCGATGCCATTGCTGCCTCACTAGGTGAGAATAAACATAAAATAGATTTTGCCACGTTCTCCAGAGAGTTCTTGAACACCGAGGTATTCCCTCATCAGCAAAACTGGATTGACGTTCTTGAGGGTCGTGACCCGACGTGGCAACACCCTTCCATGACGTTTGAGCAGGGTAACCGCCGTAGACTGTTGATTAACGTGCCACCTGAACATGCCAAATCAACCACAATGACGGTTAACTACGCAATGTACAAAATTGCCCTTAACCCTAATATCCGCATTGTTATTATTTCCCAGACCCAGACCCGTGCCAAGGAGTTCCTGTACTCCCTAAAGCAGCGCATGACTGAAGAGCCGTGGCTTAAGATGCAACAGGTCTATGGTCCTCCTGGGGGCTATAAGGAGACGGCAGACCAATGGACTGCAGACAGAATTTATCTCGAAAGAGAGTCAGGGGAGAAGGACCCGACGGTTCAAGCTCTTGGCATTGGACAACAGATTTACGGTACTCGTGCGGATCTAATCATCATGGACGATATTGTCTCAACGACAAACGCGCACGAATGGGAGAAGCAACTCAACTGGTTGCAGAAGATGGTCGTTACCCGTGTGGGTTCGACTGGGACGCTTCTGATTGCAGGGACTAGAGTTTCCTCAATAGATCTATATAAAGAAATTAGAAATCCAGAGCACTGGACTGGTGGTAGGTCACCTTTTACTTACCTAGCCATGCCAGCTGTACTTGAGTTTGACGATAAGCCTGAGAAGTGGAAGACACTCTGGGCTAGGTCTGATAGACCGCTGGATGGGGCTGACGAGTTTGATGATCCAGAATTGCTTACACCCGATGAAAACGGGCACTTTGTAAAGTGGGATGGTAGGCGACTGTTTGAGCGTCGTAGCGAGGTTAGCCCCTCCACGTGGGCACTTGTTTACCAGCAGCAAGATGTTGAGGAAGATGCAATATTTCCACTTCCTGTTGTGAACGGTTCAATTAACCGAATGCGTAAGGCTGGTAGACTTAACTTCAATGCCCCTGGACACCCTAAGCCAGAGGGTTCTTGGTTTATTATTATGGGACTTGACCCTGCCATGTCTGGTAAAACCGCCATGGTTGTCTATGCAATTAACCGAGAGACCAACAAACGGTATGTACTTGATGTGCATAACATGGCTGAATCTACGCCACAGAAGATTGATAGTTTAATCAAGGAATGGGTAGAGGAATACAAACCTCAAGAGCTACGCATTGAAATCAATGCTTACCAGAAAGCTTTCTCTCTTGATAACGAGCTGCGAATGTGGCTTGCCAGCCGTGGTACGGCACTACGCGAACACTTTACCAGCAAGAATAAGTGGGATGTTAACTTTGGTGTAGCTGCCATGTCATCTTTGTTTGGTAGTATGCGTGATGGAAAGTTCAATAAAGATAATCTTATTGAGCTTCCTGATAACTCTAATGAGCATGTTAAGGCTTTGGTTAACCAGTTAATCACTTGGAAAGCTGATACCAAAGGACCAACCGACTGTGTCATGGCACTATGGTTCTGCGAGATTAGAGCAAAAGAATTAATTCAACAAAGTAATTTCAGAACGGCTCATGCAAATAACAAGTGGGCAACAAGAAGAAACGTTGCTATGCAAGGTATTGTAAACCTTGATGAAATGGCAATGGAAACATTGTCAGGTCTATACTAGGAAATTAAATGGCATTATCAACCGAGCAAGTAACCAATAAGGTATTAGCTCTTACACGTCGTTACGCAGAGCGTGACTTCAGAATGGCAGACATTACTGCTGTTCGCCGTGGCAACATGGAATCTGTCTACCCAGATATGTTCCCAGAGGGCATGTCACGCCCAATGATTGCTAACTTTGTTGATGTTGCTGCCCGTGACATTGCTGAAGTTCTTGCTCCACTTCCTTCGTTTAACTGCTCAACGCCAAGTATTAACTCTGATAAGGCAAAAAAGTTTTCTGACAAGCGAACTATTATTGCCAACAACTACGTTGAGTTTTCTGGTCTTCAGACCCAGATGTATACAGGTGCTGACTGGTACTTGACCTACGGTTTCTTGCCAATTTTTGTTGACGCTAACTTTGATGCAAAGATGCCACACATCCGCATTGAAAATCCTATGGGTTCTTACCCAGAGTTTGATCGCTTTGGTCGTTGTGTATCATTTACCAAAAAGTACATTAAGACAGTTCGCGAACTAATTGTTGACTTCCCTGAATACGAACGTGCAATTATTGGAGATCTTGGTCGTGGTATGACCGATCTTGATAACAACATGGAACTAATGCGTTATGAAGATTCCGATCAGGTAGTTTTGTTTTTACCTCAGCGTGGTAATCTAGTTCTCCGCAAGGCTAAGAATCCAATTGGAATGCTTTCAGTTGTAGTTGCCCGTCGTCCAGGACTTGACCTAGATGACCCACGTGGTCAGTTTGATGACGTACTATGGGCACAAATTGCTCGTGCTCGCTTTAGCATGTTGGCTATGGAAGCTGCAGAAAAATCTGTACAAGCTCCTTTGGTTTTGCCTAATGACGTATCTGAATTTGCCTTTGGTCCTGACTCTGTTATTCGCACTAACAATCCTGCTGGTGTACGTCGTGTAGCTCTTGAGCTACCTACTGGTGCGTTTACTGAACAGCAATTACTTGAACAAGAAATGCGAATGGGTGCTCGTTACCCAGAGGGAAGATCAGGTAACATTGATGCGTCTATTATTACTGGTTCGGGAGTACAAGCACTTCTTGGTGGCTTTGATTCGCAAGTAAAAGCTGGACAGCAAATCCTTGCTGAAACATTCCAGAAGGTTATGGAACTTTGTTTCCACATTGACCAGACCTTATTTGATGAAGATAAAACTATGGCTGGCATCTACCAAGGTGCACCATACGAAATTAGCTACAAGCCTTCTAAAGACATTAAGAATGATTACAGCATTCAGGTCCGTTATGGCGTTATGGCTGGACTTGATCCATCACGTGCTCTTATCTTCTCGTTACAAGCTTTACAAGCTGGATTGCTATCTCGTGAGTTTGTAATGAGCGAACTACCTTGGAGTATGAATGTTGGTCTTGAAAAGGATCGCATTGATATCGAACGAATGAGAGATGCTCTTTCTGGATCTATTGGAGCATTAACTCAAGCTATTCCACAAATGGCAGCTAATGGAGCTGACCCGTCTGACATCATTGAAAAGATTGCTACGGTAATTGACATGAAGAAGAAGGGCACTTCAATTGAAGATGCCGTTATGGAAATTTTTAAACAAGAAGAACAAGAACAACCAGAACCGCAAGAAGCTTTACCTCAACCAGGACAGCCTATGGCTCCTGAAGGAATGCAACAAGGTGCTCCACCTCAACCTGCACCAGCAGGACCAGAGGGTCAGCCAGCAGGACCACCACCAGATGTTGCTAGTATTCTAGCTCGTCTGGGTGGCGGAGCATGACGGATGAAGAACGCTTAGCATTATTTAGAAGTAAATTAAAAGATTTACTTGATGAGTACGGACATACATTTCATCAAGATGGTGCATTTTGTACCACATATTTTGTTACTGCAGAATTTTTTGATGGCGATGGTCAGTACTGGGCAAGCACAATATTTGATGATAAGTCACCAATATGGCATGTAACTGGATTAATCCAACATGCACTAGAAAATGATTTTATTGAAGAAGAAGAAGAGGATTAGTTATGGCACAGCAAGGTGGTAAGCGACCAGTTCGCACTAAGACTCAAGCTAAACCAGTTTCTGGACCAGGTGCTTTGTCACAACGTACAGATATGATGACTGCAAGTGATCCAAATGTTTATGGTGATCGCAAAGCTACTGAAGAGTTAATGTCTGGTGCTCCAATGGCAAAGCAACGACCAGTGCCAACTACTCCTATTACTGGATTATTTGAACCAACTGCTAGACCAAACGATCCAGTAACTACTGGTAATCCTCTTGGACCTGGACCTGGACCCGAAGCTTTGGTGTTGCCTGCACGTAGCTTTAATCCAACCGAAATTCTTACACGTCTTGCAGACAGTGATCCAACTGGTGAAGTTGAAATGGTACTACGGGAGCTAAACAGTAAAGGTATTGTTTAGTGACAATTCAACCAATGGGACTTCCTGAAGAACAAAGTTATTTAATTGATCAATCAGTTGCCCTTACCCCAACAAGTATCTTTGATAAAACTCAAAGCGATCCTTCAACTGCTGCTAAACGTACTATTGATACAACTGTTGCACGTGTTAGCCCTGCTCTTTATGCTGCTGGTTCACGTGCTGCTTTAACTCGTGAAGAAAAAAATCTTATTGAAAACTGGGCAAAGGTTCGAGATACACACCAGCAATTAATGAAAATGGATAATAAAAAATCTGGTGAGTCTTTTAATAAACTTGAACCTGGTATGCAAGAAGTTTTAAAAACTTATTACAAAATTGATTATGCCAGCAAAGATGACGGCGACGTATTAATTCAAAACGAAGATGTTCGTAAAGCTCTTGGTATTGAAGACAGTACTGGCGATGGAAACATCGAACCAATGGATATTATTAAAAGCCCATTTAGATTTTTAATGGGTGCTGCTACGCAGTACGGTAAATTTCTTAATACTCCTGGTAGCATGTTACAAAACTCTATTATTAACAAAGAGTCTTTTTGGAGCCGAAGTAACGGTGAAGTTGCTTTTGATGGCAAGTATCTTTACGATAATGATTTAGCTGATGAGTTAATTAATAAGTATGGTAGTGCAGAAAGTTTTGTAGCTATGCATGTGCTTGCTGGTGATACTGCTGGTGAGATTATTGATGCATGGGGTCCTAACGATCCAGCTATTCTTGGTGCAATTAACTCAATGTTTAATGATGAAGAAGCATTTAATGTAATGCTTGGTGAATTTTCACGAGCACAACTATCTCCTGGTCGTATTGCTGCTCGTGGTTTAGGAATGAATAGTCCAGAAAATTCAAAAGGATTTAGTCTTGTTTCTGGTGCCATTGATTTTGCTTATCAAGTTTTTATGGATCCATTAACCTATTTAACTTTAGGTGCCTCCGCTGTTATTAAAGGAGCAAGCAAGGCGGAAAAACTTGCTAACATGGTTAAGTCTGGTGCTGATGCAAATATGCTTCTTGACATTCCAGAAGTTGCTAGTTACTACGGTAGATACACTAAGTTAATTGGTGATCTTGGTGGAGCAATGGCTGTTGAAGCAGTTACTGACACTGCTAAAGCTGCTAAGGCAGCTAGGGTTGCAGAGATTACAAGAAAAATTGAAGTAGATCATGCTGATATTGCATCTCCAGATGATATTAAAGTTTGGTTAGATCTTGGTGTAACAGATCTTGATAGTTTTAAAAATGTTTTTCTTGGCGATGGTGCTAATGAATGGAATCGATTAATTCGCGGTAAAACAGTAAGCACTGTTTATGCACGTGAAGGAGTTGCTTACTCTAAGCGTTCACGTCAATCTACTATTAAAGCTAAAGAAGGTTTACGAAATTTCTTTTTAGGTAAAGAAGTTGATCAAGCTGATGCCATAACAGACTATGCAACTATTGGTCCACGTTTATTAAAAGATGAACCACTAGATATTGAAATTGCTATTAATAAAAAACAAAACAAACTTCAACGATTTGTTGAAAGACAAACAAGATTGCATCCTGGTCGTGCGGTTGTTTACCACGATGATGCAAATTTAGATAGAACAATAGATGTTTTTCGCAAGCAAGCATTTATGGCTTTAGGTCGTAGAGATCTTGCTGACATGGCTACTGCTGAATTTAGATATCTTCCTCAAGCTGAACGCTTTGCTATGCATCGTTCTATTTTTGAATTAATTATGCGACGTGAAGGTATTCACGGTTTAGATGGTGGTCAAGCATTTATTGACAATGCACTTGAGTTACATTTTGGATCTAAAAATACTTGGACAACAGCAGAAGAACTTGCTATACCTTCCCGTTCTGGTATAACTCGTGCTTCTTTAAGTGTTGCTGTAACTGGACCATTGCATTCTTCGCAGTTTCAAAACTTTGTTACTGCCCCAGACTGGCGAGCAATGTCAGAGTTTGTTGCTTCAAAAGCTTTAAGAAAAGATAAAGATCAAAACATAGTTGAATATATTCCACAATTAATTGGTGGAGCTTATAACCATAGAGCAACTGGTATTGGTACAGATCTTTGGACAACTTTAACTCTTATTCCTCAATTAGGTATTCGTACTGCAATTGAAGAAGGCTTTATGTTTTTAATGTATGCCAAAGGTGGCATGTTACGAAACTATTCAAAGTCCAAGCAGTACCAACGTATTTGGCGAGCAGCAAAAGGTGAAGGCGATAAGTCTGGCGCAGGACCTATTAAATCTGGAGTTGAAACACTTCTAGATAAAACTCTTGGCAAAACACTTGGTAAAAGTTTTTCTCCATCTAGATCAATTGATGATGCTGCACGTGCTAATGTTCGCATAGGAGTTCAAGAAGAATACAAAGATCTTCCTATGTGGCAGCAAGACCAAATTATTGGTGAAAGAATTCTTGATGCTGCAATCTTTATGCATGGAACAAAACTAGATCCACAGCAAAAAAAATGGTTTAAAGAACTAGTAATGGAAAACCCTCAGGTTCTTCATAGTATTTCACAAAAGAATGTAACAGACAGTCTTCAGGGTAAAACTGCTATACAACAATTTGAAAATTTATTAAGTGATAGTCAATTAGATATGGCTATGGAAAATCTTGGTCTTGTTGCACAAGGAGCTATTAAATCTTTTCAAGTTGCTTCAATGAAAGACTCTCATCGCGACATTGCAATGTTCCGAAACTTTACTCGTATTTTTAACGATAAAGGATTTGAAGCACGTAATGGAAAAGATGTAACTAGGTTTAGTTTTGCTTCTGTGTTTTTAAAGCACAATGCTGGATTTTCTCCAGATGATTGGGCTAAAGCAACTGATGAACTAATGCGACTAACTGGATTTGTTAGAAATGCTGATAATAAATGGGTTGTTGCGGTAGGCAAGGAAAGCCAAGTTAAAAGCATTATAGAAGGAAGTCGCTTCTTTGATCAATGGCAACAGTTTCCTGATCCTGCGAGCAAAATGCAAGAGTTTATTATTGCTGGTTTGTCAGATACCTATGCTACATTCCACGGTAGTTCAGAAGCTTTTAATCCTAAACTAGCTGAACTATTTAGTGATGTTGTAAAGGGTAAAGATCACCGAAAAATTATGGGTGATATTAGT